CCGAAGCGAATATGTGTCAGGGGCGTGTACGGCGAGTTGCTTGCTTTCATCGGGCGGCCCCGGTGTCACCAGCACCGGGTTGTTTTCAGACGTTTACAGACGTGTTCGGCGTTTACTCAGCTTATGATTCTCAATACTTTTTGCGATAGGGATATAGTTTACTGTCATCATGGCGAGTAAGGAGAAGCGGGCATGGGCGTTTCGAACGCCGGAACCCTTAACTCAGCGAATCGAGGAGTTTGCGAGTGAAAACCAGATGTCACAATCAGATGCCCTTCGGACGCTGGTGCGGTCCGGGTTAGAAGCGGAGGAGATCAGGGAGGAGATGGACGAGCTTGAGCAGCGGGTCGAGCAGCTTGAGCAGCAGCGCGGCGTGCTTTCCCGCCTCTTTTGAAGCCCTAAGCGCCTCTCCGGTCGAGGGCCCTTGTGCGCTTCCCCTTTTGGTCGGTGCCCGCAAGCGGTTCTAACAGCGGGCCGTCTTCTCGGAGAGGGCTTACCCCTTCATCCCACCCATAGAGTTAGTGGAGCGAGGCAGGCGGACAGACAGCAGATGTTCCCCGCGACCGCGACGGACTTCCGTCGGTCCTGCCGGGCGCTCGCTCCTAAAGGTCGCTCGCGCCGGGCGGGCTTCCTCGCTCGCTTCGCTCGCTGCGGTGTGCGTCCGGCTTCCTACCGCGACCGCAGCCCTCGTGGGGCCTTCCCTTCGGTCAGACCCATACGCGGGCGCGGGGCCTCCAGCCCCCGCAGGGGGGGCCGTCGGCCCCGTGCCTGCTATACCGGATGGTTCGATGGCATCAAATCGTTGCGAGATGCGTGGATCACCCTCCGCGTGGGTCTGTCGGAGGGAGGTGGGTGGGTCAGTGGGTGGGTAGGTGTGAGCGACGGTGTTTTCAGCAGGTGGTGTGTGTTTTCAGATGCTCAGGGTTTGGTCACTCCGAGCATCGGGGGAGTTCCTTCGCCGGACTCCCGCTTTTGTGCTGCCGCGTCGACGACGTCGACATGCGAGTCTCGTCCTGGCGTCGAGTCTCCTCGCCGCGCAGCTCGCGCTGCTGATGCTCGGAGATCTCTCGTCGCTCGCTCCAGCTTGCCGGTCCGGGCTGCCTGCCTCGAGGTCGAGCCTCCTCGACGATACCCTTCGGCTCGCTTCGCTCGTCGTCTCGTCGACTGACCTCGTGCGCGGGCTGCCGGGCTTGGTGTGTGTTTTCAGATGCTCAGGGTTTGGTCACTCCGAGCATCGGGGGAGTTCCTTCGCCGGACTCCCGCTTTTGTGCTGCCGCGTCGACGACGTCGACATGCGAGTCTCGTCCTGGCGTCGAGTCTCCTCGCCGCGCAGCTCGCGCTGCTGATGCTCGGAGATCTCTCGTCGCTCGCTCCAGCTTGCCGGTCCGGGCTGCCTGCCTCGAGGTCGAGCCTCCTCGACGATACCCTTCGGCTCGCTTCGCTCGTCGTCTCGTCGACTGACCTCGTGCGCGGGCTGCCGGGCTTTCGTGCTGTTTCGCTCGCTCCTCCAATCTCCTGCGCGTCAGTAGTTCGCCAGCAGCTTGCTCGTCGAGTCTCGCTAGGACTTCGATTCTCGACGACGTGCGTCTCTTTTGCGCGCCGGCCTCCGGCCTTCGGCCGTCGGCGCGTGGGGAGTCAGCGGGCGGGCCGTTTTAGGCGAGCCACCGACGTACTGCCGCGGCGCGCCGGTCGACGCTCGGCGGGTTGGCTCTCGCGAGCCTCCATCGGGTAAGTCGGTCGTCCGGTGGACTCACCCGCTCCTTGCCCGCTCGGTCAGGGCGGGGCCGACGTTCAGCCACTCCGCCGGCGGCTCCCTTCGGTCGCAAGCGATCCGCTCCTTAGTCGGCGCCCCGGCCGGGGGACGCTCGCTCTCGCCGTCCACGTGCCGGGCTACCTTGCCTGCCTGCGGTGGCGGGCGGGCGGGCAGGGTCCGGGCGCGTTAGGACGGCTCCGCTCGCTACCGGGGCGCCTCCTCACACCGGAGCGGATCGCCGCCGGCGGCGGCCCCTTTCAGCACTCGCGGGCTGCGTCGGGGTTCGGGCCTTCGGCCCGACACGACTTACTCCGATGGACCACCCGCCTCGGTCGCTGCGGCTGGTTATTTGGCGGTCATGTCCTCACGAGGCGCGCGCTCTGGTAAACCGAGAGCGCGCGCCCGCGGTTGACACGGTGCGGATGGGTGACGTGTTCTCGGAGTGACCAACTATGAGCGAAAGTAGCAGTAGGCAGTTCGAGACGGACAAGTTCGGAAACAAGTGCGCGCGTCGGACAGAGGAGTGCGCTCGTGCGCTCGCCAATAAGACGGATGCGTTCGAGGTGGTGGTTCACGATGCGGAGACGGGCCGGATCGGATACCGTTCGAAGCGGACGGTCGTGAACGACCAGACGCTCGCCGTGGCGCGGCGGCATGGGTACGAAGTGGACCTGATCAGCGCGACGAGCTACGAGAAGTGGGACGGTGAGATGCGGAAGTGTGCCGGTATCGAGTTCGTGCCGGAGGTGTCGGTCGATGAGTGAGACGAGCTTCGTCGAGGCGCTCGATGGTGCGCGGCGAGTGCGTGCGGCGTGGATCGGCGGGCATCAAGTGGTCGTTGTGTGGCACGGTGGAGTCGGATTCAACGTCTACGCCAACAAGACGACGAGCGCTTGGGTCGAGGTTGATTACTTCTCGATGTCCGACGAGCAGGGCGAGCCGGTGAGCGAGTCCGAAGCGGACGAAGCGATGGTCGAACACATCGAGCGCCGTGCGGACTTCGCGGACATGGAGGTGATGTGGGATGAGTAAGTACGAGGAAGTGGACGAGATCGCGGTCTTCTTCGATCGGTCCGAAGACATGTTCCGTGCGGTGAGTGAGTCGACGGGCGCGGTCGGTTGGGGGGCGACATACGAGCGGGCGGTGCGGGCGTGCGCCGAGAAGGCACAGAGCGAGGGGACGGTCCGCTGGTGTGCGGACGGGCAGGCGACACTCGGATAGGCCAGTATCCGACCCCTTTTTTTGCCGTGGACAGCGGTGGTAAGAACGGTGGTTTCGCCGTGAATCCTCTAAAGTGCCGATTTCGAGGGTTTCAGCCGTCAGATATGCCGATTTATTTTTTGAAAGGGCCGAGAGGCGTAGTACCTCCGGGGTCGAGAAACGAGCAGCGGGCCGTCTCGCCCGCCTGATAGGCCCTCAGTTTCGGGCTTCTCAGGGGGTCGAGCGGCCCGTCAGCAGGTGTTTGAGGGGGTTAGTTGTCGGCGGGACCGCGCCGAGCGAGCAAGTCGCCCATCTCGGCCCAACTGTAGTCGCCGTCGAAGACATCCGGGTCGAGGTTCCACGACCACGGGGCCGGGTCGTCGGCGTCATATATCACGTCGCTCTTTTCGAGCGACGTTACCTCTCCGGCGACGAGCGGGCTGTCGGGCCGGTCCGAGTCGGCCGGCCAGTTCTCGTAGAGTTCGACGACATCCTTCTCCGTTTTCCAGCCAGCGAGCGACGTGATGCGTTTCACCTCGGGCGCCACGTCCTTGCCGGTGTGTCCGATGACGATGACGGCCTTCACCCCGAGCTTGGACATCGCCTTGTGAATCGGAGTCCACTGCGCGGACACCTCGCGGCTCTTGTGGCGCGCGTCGAAGTGGCGGCTGCCCTCGTCGATCAGGACCACCTTCGGGACCTCCTTGTACTCGATCAGCTTGGCGAGCAAGTCGTGCGCTGTCGCGACGCGGAGGTCCGTGGCGGACGCCCGTGCGTTGGACAGGACGACGAGGTCGTCGTGCACCTCGCGAGCGAGTTGCGTGAGGAGCCAACCGAAGTTGGTCTTGCCCGTGTTCGGCTCGCCAGCGAGCAGGACCGTCGTGAGTCGAGTCCCGCCGATCTCTTCGAGCAGCGTCGCGACGAGACTCACTTGGTCGGCTTCAAGCTCCTGTTCGGTTATCCCGACGAGGTTCGAGAGCAGCATCGAGTTGCCGGAGCGAATCGCCTCAGACGCCATCCGCGACTGTTGGGTGCGGCGGACGAGGTTGAGCAGTTCGGAGTCAGCGACATCCGGGTCGAGGTCGTCGAGGAAGACGGACATAGGCACATCCTCAGGCGGGATGGTGCCCGCGTCGTGCACGAGGTCGCGGTCCGTCTCGATGCGGCCGGCAAGCTGCTCCGCGAGCTTCGCCGCGGTGAGCATGCCTTCGTCGACATCAGTCATCAGCACTCACCTCGGCGGGTTCCGCGTGGCCGTTCCGTTCAGGCGGGTCCTTCGGGTCGCGGAAGTCGAAGCCGCTCTTGTGTTCGGCGTCGTCGAGATCGAGGTCGTCGACGAGGTCGTCGAGGCTGTCGCCACCGGCGTCGAGGCCGAAGTCTTCGAGTTCCCTGTCGATCGCTCGCTGTATTCCGTCACCAGAATCAGGAAGCGATCCCTCATGGAACGTCTCGATGATGCTTTCCACGGTGTTGCGGGTAGCGCGGCGGACGACGACGAACGCGGACGACTTGAGGATGAAGCCCTCTTGGGCGTCATCCTGAAGCTGGCCGCGACACTCGTACACGGCGCGGAGCGCCTTCGCGAGTTCGCGGTCGTCGAGCGTCCCGCGCCACGTCCCGACGACAGTCATGTCTTCGAGGTCAACCTGTTTGCCGGCGTACAGCGACGGCCCGAGTTGCGTTATGTCGTAGCTCTGGTTGATGAACTCGTCGTCGTCGAGTACCTGAAGCTCGCGGAAGTCCTCTTCAGGGAACCTGAAGATACCTCCGTCGAGTTCGCGGGCGTCGAGGTCGATCAGCCACACCCACGACGGGTTGTAGAGCCAGCCGGTCACCTTCTTGCCGGTGTAGAGGCCGAGCGGCGCCATGAACGCAGCAGCGAGGCCGGCGACTTTCCAGAAGCGCGGTATCTCGATGTCAAAGCCGAAGACGGCGGCCGCGCCGGCGAGGGCGATCGTCCCCACGACGAGATGCGGGACCTTCGTCTTGAGCCAGTCGACGAGCTTGAGCGGGCGCGGCTTCTCGGGCGTGTTGGTGTCTGGTTTCTCTCTCATGCCATCCTCTCTGGTTCCTCAGTTCGGCCGTACACGGTGCGAGCGACGAGGAAGATAGTCACCGCAGCGACACCGAGGCCGCCGCCGATGCCAGCAGCTTGCGCGTCGGACGCGGTGAACGGTCCGCCGATCAGCGTGTTCTCGGTGCGGACCGGGACGCCGTAGAGGACGGCGCCGGTGTCGATCGTCACCGCAGCGCGGCCGTTCGTCGAGCGGACCGCGAGGCGGATCTCGGTCTTGCCGTCGACGATGAACGAGTCACGGTTGAGTTCACGCGGTTGGTTGAGGTTAGCGGCCTCCGTCACCGTCACCCGGTCGCGCGTCTCGGAGTCGACGATTAGGACGGCTTCGCCGTCGACGTAGTCAGCGGAGCAGAGGCGGAGCGTCGGGGTTATCGAGCGGGAACAGGTTTCGGGCTGTTCAGCGGTCGTATTGGTCGCAGCGGTCGCATTGGTGTCCTGTGCGGCGACGGCGCCGGACAGCGACGCCACTACGACGACTGCGATTAGGAAAAATCGGGGGAGCATCTGTGGAGTTAGTTGTTACCGAGTACGCCGAGGCCGACGAGCGCGGCGACCCCGACGGCGACGATCTCGCCCGGGATGCCGAACATGTCGAACTGTCCGAGGTCGAGGCCGCCGCCGGACTGGCTCTGTTCGTACTTCTCGATCAGCTCCTTGTTCTGCTGTTCGAGCTGGTCCCACTCCTCTTGGGTGATGTAGTTGGAGTCGGTGTGCGGCTCCGAGCTATCGAAGCTCGTCGCCGTCACCTCTTCGCCGGTTTGGGTGTTGGTGAGCTTGTCGATGGTGAACGACCCCTGAAGTTGGATGGTTTCGTACTGGGTCTGTTCAGCCGTCGAGAGGAAGCGGGCAGACTCGATCGAGGTGATGTCCGTTTCGAGTTCGGGCGATACGTCGTGGTACCACGTGCCGTTGCCGGTCGCAGTCCAGTTGCCCGCGTCGACGGCGACGGTTTCATTCGCCGCCGTGTTGAGTTCGACCGCGGTGCCCGAGTACGGTTCCGAGGTGAGGGTGACGTTCCCGCCGTCGACGCCGGACTGGTAGGCCGTCCAGTCGCCTTCGACGAGGCTCATGTCGGCGGTGAAGTACACGTCGCCGGAGAACGTCGACGGGTCGTAGGTCTTGCCCGATTCAAGCGGCCCGTCCGAGGCGTCGGTGAGCGCGAAGGTGCCGGGCAGCGTCGCGCCGGTGTCTTGGATGGTGATCGTCGCCTCACGTTCGGCGTCGACCGGGACGTTCAGCGCGATGAGGTCGGCAATCGCTTGGCTCATGCCTTCCTCCTGCGCCATCATCGCGGCCCGCTCGCGGGGCGTCACGAGGTCGGAGACCTCGATCTCTCCGGACTGTACGTCGCCGTAGACGTTGGACACCCACGTCGAGATGCCACTTCGGACGTTTTGTAGGACGGTGTCCATCTCGTCGTAGATGGGTTTCCAGTTGGAAGCGTTCAGGTAGACCAGAGAATTACCGTCGTACTGAACAGTCGGGCCTCCGTTTTTGAGGTCCCCTAGGTCCCCTACGAGACCAGACATCGGGTCGTAGTAGTACGATTCAGTACCGCGGTCAACCTCAACGGTGCCGACACTCATGGTTGTGCCGTCAGCGAGAGTGAACGAGGTAGCGTCGGTCGACCCGGACGGGTTTGCGAGCAAGTCCTCGATGGTGTTATCACTCCCGTTCAGCATGAGGAAGACATCGCCTTTGCCGATGTCGGGGTGATTCACAACAGTCGAAAGAATGCTGTCGAGTTCAGCGACCGATTCATTCCACGTCTTGAGGAAGTTGGATTGAACGGTCGTGAGGTAGCTGTTGACCTCAGTCGTCGCAGCATCGAGTACAGCGGACTCAGCGGAGCCGGCGTTCAGTTCCTCGATAGCAGCGATCTTCGCATCGGTGTAGGCGGTGTGTTTGACACCATCGAGGATGTTCTGGTTGTCGACGATCGTGCTGGCGTTGGTGGACTTGCGAGTCTTGGCAGTCTGGTAGACCTGTTGTTTGAGGGCGTCAGCGGTGAGGCCCTCAGGCGGGGCATCAGAGCCGACGATTTCGAACTCGCGGAGCGCCCAGCCGACGCCGACGGCGCCGGCGGCGAGGCCGACGCCGACGAGCGGGGCGATCGCCTGTGCGTCTTGTGCGAACCCGTCGTCCACGGAGAGGCCGACCGTGGCGGCGCCAGCGGCGCCGAGTCCCTTTACGAAGGTGCGGCGGCCCACACGAGCAGCGCGGTCGGTACTATCACCGTCAGCGCCCACAGCAGGCCCATCAGGAGTGCGGTCAGAGGCGGTACAGCTAGTCGAGTCGTCATGTTTGGAACTCATAAGTTTGAGTGCGGGTTAGTTGTCTAGCGGACAGCGACGCCCCACGCGGCGACCGTCACGAGGAACGCGGCGATCGGCCCGAGGTTCGACGTTGTGTTCACGATGTCCGCGATCTGCGGTACGTACTGGTAGCCGACGATCAGGAGCGGCCCGGCGGCGATCAGGACCTGTTCCCATTGTTCGTAGTACGCGAAGTCGCGCGTCTCAGACGACATGAACGCGACGACGTACACGCCGAGCGAGACGAACGTCGCGTGCTGCGCGGTCAGGGTGTAGCTGATCCACGTCAGCGTGATGTCCGAGATGCCGCCGAACTGGTAGAGGCCAGCAGCGACGAACGCGACGGACAGTAACGCGGGGATGGTGTTGAGTTGGGTGTAGTCCTCGACGACGCTACCCATCGAGTTCCGGTACGAGGAAGCCATCAGGCATCACCCGTCGGAAACGCGACGTTCGTCGGGTGGTAGGTGACGGTGTCACCGTCCGAGTTCTTGAACGACTCTTCTTCGGTGTCCTTCGCGATCCAGATCTCTTCGCCCACCTCGATGCGGTCGTTGCGAGCAGCGACGCGAACGTCGCCTTTCGCGAAGAGGTCGACGACACCGCGGGTTTCGTCCTTGATGCGGAGCCGGTACCAGTCGCCGGAGTCAGTTTCACCGTCCGTGATGTCCAGCACGAGTCCTTGAACGACGGTCCCCGGGTCGAGGGGGCCGTCGCCGTTCAGAGTCTGTACGTCACCGTCGTCTTCAGGGCCGGACGGACTCGCCTTCTCGAATCCATCAGGCACCGTGGGTCGGTCAGTCGACATAACGCAGCTAAACTGTTAGGACAGCTTGACTTATAGTTTTCGTGTGTTCACATCTGTTTACAGTACTACCGTCCTGTTTACAGCCGCGTCGACGACGTCGACATGCGAGTCTCGTCCTGGCGTCGAGTCTCCTCGCCGCGCAGCTCGCGCTGCTGATGCTCGGAGATCTCTCGTCGCTCGCTCCAGCTTGCCGGTCCGGGCTGCCTGCCTCGCCTCGACCCGTCGCGATACCCTTCGGCTCGCTTCGCTCGTCGCTCCGGGTAAGAGGCTGCGCGGGCTGCCGGGCTTTCGTGCTGTTTCGCTCGCTCCTCCAATCTCCTGCGCGTCAGTAGTTCGCCAGCAGCTTGCTCGTCGAGTCTCGCTAGGACTTCGATTCTCGTCGACGTGCGTCTCTTTTGCGCGTCGGCCTCCGGCCTTCGGCCGTCGGCGCGTGGGGTAGTACGCCCATGCCGACTCCGGGGACGAGTCGGTATCGAGCGGCGGACGTAGCCGCCGCTCGCGATACGGTGTGAGAATCGAAGATTCTCAGGCGTACAGGTCGGCGGTCGGCGGCGGGCGGTCGCCGCGGGCGATCGAGAGGTCCGGCGAGTCGTGCGAGACGCGAATCACGTCCCGGTCGAGGTCGTAGCCAGCGGTGTTGCGTGGCGGGAGGTCGTCGTAGTGGTAGGCGCCGAGGAAGTCGATCCGCGCCATGGTGCCGCGGATAGCTCGGCGCAGGTTCGAGCGGCCGCGGTCAGTATCGAGGTCGAAGTCGGGGAACTCGTGGCCGTCGATTTCGTCGCCGCAGACGCGGGTGAGCGTGGTTTCCGTACAGTTCGCGACGGCCGCTTGAACCTCCGGTTCGAGCGGGTCGCTCGGCGGGTCGTCGAGGCGAATCGCGTCGCGGATGCCATTCGAGACGGACCAGAAGTGCCGGTTCGTGCACCAGTAGAGGGCGAGCTTCCACCATGCGGCTTCGCCGTCGTGGTCTACGTCGCCGGCGTCGAGGCCGTCCGTGGCGGTTTGGAGCGTTTCGTACATCTTGGAGATGTACTTTCCGACGTAGCTGCCGGCGGTTTTGGACTGGTACACGTCGTCGGAGCCTTCCATGTCGATCAGGCCCTCCCTCTTGTGGTACCGAGTTTGCTCTTCGACCCAGTCGTCGCCGTGGTCGTGGTCGCCGTAGTTGTACCAGCAGACGAAGCCCTCAGAAACGAGTTCCTGCCGAGGCGCGCCTTCGTCGTCGCGCAGCACGTCGCCGTTTTCGTCCCGTTGGACGGTGGTGCCGAAGTTGCCGATCTCGTCGAGGTCGTCCCTGTGAACGAGCGGGTAGAGGTCGACGATCTGCCCCTGTTTCCACTTGGCGGAGAGTTCCCTTTTGTCGACGAGCCACGGCATACCATCCGTCTCACGGGTAGGCACGTCGAAAAACAGAACGTGGAGGTGCGGGTAACCGGCGGACGTGAACTCTAAGACCTTGATGTAGTCGAGCGTTTCGCGAGGCCGCCCGGTTACGTCGTCGTCGCGCGACGGCATCCAATTCAGGACATCCGCGTCGCGGGTGTCCTTCTTGGTCGTCGGGTCGGAGCGGAGGTACGACATGAGCCGGTGGAAGTTCTCATTGATGCTCATGACGGCGTCATACAGCGAGTCGAACTTCTTGGGGTCCGTGGTGAGCGTACAGAAGACGGCGTTATCGGCGGTTGCGTAGCCGTGTTCGAAGCTCTGTTGGAGCCGCGCGAAGTTCTTGTCTTGGCGGCCGCCGTCCGACCAGCGGGTCTTGTACGGTTTGGTCATCCGCTGCGAGCCGTTCGAGCGCCAGCCGTCGAGCTGCACGTCAAAGACGAGACGGTAGTCCTCGATCCTCCGTATGTAACGACGCAGCGAGCCAGCGAGGAGGTCCTTCTGTGGGTCGCTCAGGCGTTTTTTGTCCGTTCGGACGGCCTTGAGCATCTTTTGGCACCACTCGCGATCGTGGACCGTTTCGCTGTCGCCGCGAGCCGTTTCAGAAATGCCTTCTGAAATCAAGTCAACAGCATTTAGAGTCGGAACGACGCGAGTCCCGGCGGGAGAGTCCTCAAGCGTGGCGAATCCGGCGGATTCGAGTTCTTGAGTGTACCGGCGGACGAACTGGTAATCCGAGTCCGAGCCGTCGAGCTTCTTGCCGGCGTGAGACGCGGCAATCGCGTCGAGGGCGTCGTCGTGCCGTTCGAGGGCGGTTGGTTTTGTGTCAGAATTGTTACGTTCGAGCGCCTCCGGGTCGAGCGAGTCGTGCCAGCCGAGGCCGCCGTCGTGAAGGGCTGTACCCTTCAGAACGGCGTGCGTCGCCCGTGTTCGGAGAACTCCGTGCGGGTGTTGCGCGATGTACAGGAGGAGCCGAGCGCGGTCGCGATCGCGGTCGTTGTAGGAGCCATCAGCGAGTTGCCCGTAGGCGAGGAGGCCGGTGTCTTCGAGCTTGTGGAGTATGGCCGATGTGTTACAAGTGCCCGAGCCGCCGGAAATCGACGAACTCACGGCTCACCA